TGGTGTTGCACTTTGATGTTCATAAACTACTCTTACAACCATACTAATTGCACCGTATGGAAAAAGTGTACCAGCATCAGTTTCTAAACTTACAACTTCTGTATCTAGTGCTTTATTGTTTCTTGTTATATCAGATTCAAGTTGTGTTTCAATGGCACTTGCTAAATTATTTCTTGCTGTATCTATATTACTTTCTACACCTTTAACATATCCTGTAATTAAAAATTCTAATGTAGCTATTCTTGTTTTAGCACCATCGCCTAATTCTTGATCTTCTTTTGTTTCTTCTTGTGTTTGTACAAGCACTGCTGGATATTGTGATTCTGCTAGTTCTTCTAGTGGAAATGGTTGTCTTGTACATTTCTTTACACTTGGGCTAGAAATTGCTAAAATTGTGGTAACAATATGGCTAGCTATATCTTCTCTATTGCTCATATCTTTAACCTTTTAATTTCTTTTTTCATAAACTGTTCAAATGTTCTTCTAATAAGTTTTTCTGTTTGTAAATTAAACTTAAAAAATATTCTTTCTGGAAGTTTACCTAAACCTTTTTGATGAAACAATGCTTTTCTTGCTTGAGTTTGACTTCTAAAAAAAAGTTGTACTTGATTCTTATTTTTTAATTTACTATCAATAGACTGCAACATCCTATTTGTGTCTTGCAAATTAACTACTGTTTTACCTTTTTCTTCTGCATAAGACGGACTATAAGGTGTAAACTTTCTTTTATTAAAGTCTAAACCTCTATCAGTTCTTGTAGTAATTATTTCTTTTAATTGTACACCAGCTTGTTCTAAACCCATTGTGACAATATTAGGAAATCTTCTAAAAAATTTATTATATCTTTTTCTAACTAATGGTAAATTAGATGTTACTTTTGCATTTAGCATTATCTTGTCAATCTTCTACTTCCATGTAAAGATTCTCTTTCATTTACAGAAATTGTAGCATTTGCATCTGAATCATACTCTACACCATCTTCTAAGATTGATTGAAACTCGCTATTAAATTCTCCTCTATAAAACTCTATCATTCTTTCAAATCTATCTTTATCTGCTTCAGGTCTAAACTTTGTTACTGTTGGTAAAAAGAATTTATATAAAAATAAAAATGCTCCTGCTCTTTTAAACTGATCTAAGTTAACTTTTGTGTCAACCATTTCCGCAGTATTTAAAACAGTAATGTCTGTGAAAACATTTTGTTTATAAACTGGCCACCAACGAATACGCAACTCTCTTAAAATATCATTAGTTGTTTGTGCAATAAAAAATGTTACTTCTGATGATGTAGATGAAAAACCAAACTCATAAATATCTGCTTGATAATTAGATACATCACCAGCATTGATAACATTAGCACCTGTATAATTAGCCATATTAACCTACTAAACTAAAAATAATTACAATAGCAATAATAACACCAGCAGTTACTTTTGGGTTATCTTTTGCCATTTTCCAATATTTCTTATAATCTTTCATTTCTTTTTCCTTGTTTTTTTTTTGGGTTTTAGTTTAACAACATTTTCATCTTTTTCTATTATTTTTTTTGGTTTATCAGCTAAAGGTTTAAAACCTCTTGCAGTAAAATGATTTATATTAGTTTCGTATTGTTCTTTTGATCTGGTAATGGTTTTTTTTCCATTTGTTAATTTTATATCCATAATATCTCCTTTTATATCCTATGGCGGATTTCTCCGCCATAGAAAAGTAGTTATTAGTTGATTACTGATTCTCCAAGTATTTCTATGCCATAAGAGTCATGTAATTCGCCAACACCATAAACTGCTGTTGCTACGATTTCATCTGCTCTTAAAGACGCATCTCTTTGAGTTTCAATTTTCAAGTCTTGCATCATAGCTAGACCTAAAGCATCTCTATGGAAAATACCACCTTTACAGTTGTCTGTGTCAGTAGTTCCATCAACATTTGAAGTTTCAAACATTTGAACTCCAGCGATGTTACCAACATATCCTGTTCTTAATGCTTCGTTAGTTAAGTCATTAGGATTTGGGTTAACAAAAGTATTAGTTAAGTTTTTCTTCACATTGTACGCAACTTTTGGGTTAAGCACACCAGAATAAGGTGCTGGTACTGCCGCTTGTCTTAAAGTTGCCGCCGCTTCGAAGATTTTAGCCACAGTTATTTCTGTTCCAGCACCACCGACAGATGTTGAGAATCCATCAAATAAAGCTGTTAAGTCTGTGTCTATTTTTTTTGCAATCGCTTCTCCAAACAGTTTACCTATATCTGCCGCCACATTTCTTGGAGCAGAATTTCTTGCTAAATCTGTTAGAGTAGTCATTATTCCATTTTCTGATGCTGTAATAGTTACAGAAGATGGGTTAATTGCTGTGTTAGATAAATCAGATGCTTCTGATACTGCCGCTGCAGAAACTGCAGAGTAGATCGGAACTTCAACTGACTTTCCACCACCACTTATAGCATAGTTCTTTACAAGTGGTCTCATTACTGATCTTTCACTTGCTACGAATAATGCTTCTGCAACAATCTCAGTGTATAGTTCCGAGAGTGTTGACGATGTTGTTTCGTTTGCCATTGTTTTTGTCCTATATTATTTATTTGTTTGTTAAATTAATCTGAGTAGGTTTTGAATCTCGTTGATTGCGATACTCAGCATATTTAGCACGATCTTCTGGCTTACTCATATCTAAATCCTGAATATTAAAAGGTTTTACAGTTTTACCCTCAATGCTACTCTGACTCCCTGTACCAGACTTAGACCCTTGCGAGAAATGTGGGTTAGCATCTAAAAACTCCTTGACAGATTCTTCAATCGTAAGTAGTTCTCCTTTGTCGTTATACCTAATATTATTATGTTTATCAAGTACTTCTATACGATTATCGTCAGAAAGTTTTATGTTGCTTTTCATTAACTCCACTACTTGTTTTGGATTAATTGCATGCATTTTTGAGGCAACTGACATAACAGAATTATCAATTTTTTCTTTTTTAATCATATCTTTCATATTTATGATTTCTTGATCTTTTTCTGCTATTCTTTCTTTCATAAGCTTTTCTATTTCAGCTTTTGTTTTAGCATCTTGTAACTGCTTTTCTTTTAGCAATTCATCATCTTTTTTCTTTTGTTCGTCAAGTTGTCTTTGATGTTTTGTTTTTTCTGCTTCAAGTCTTGACTTAATGATGTTATCAAGTTGATCCTGTGTAAATGTTTGTTGTTCTGCTTTTTCTACAACAGGTGTTTCTTCTTGTTTGTTTTCAGTAGTTTGCTCTACTGGTTTTGTTTCTTCTGACATTTTATCTCCTTATATTTTAAGTTTGCCATCTGTATCATACCAATTTGGATTAACAAATGACCATTGATGACGACAATTATAGCCTCCACGAACTATTAATGGATTGCCTGACTTTTTGCCTGACCACCCTCTACTCGTCCATAGTTTTTTGACTTCATCAATTGTGAAAAGTCCACTATTTCTTTTATCATATGCTCCTGATCTTACAAGCCTACAAAAGTCTCTAGTAGTAGATATAACAGACCCTTGATATTTAACATAAGTAAGACCAGCATCTTTAGACTTTGCAAGGTTAAGTTGTGCATCAAATTCTCGTAGTGAATCGTTAAGTATTTGACCAGCATATCTTTTCATATTTTCTCCAGCCCTATCTCTTGCAAATTTTGATTGTAAAGTTTGTATATTTTTGTCTAGTCTTGCTCTTACAACTTTACCTTTTGTTGTTCTTTTATCTAGCTTTCTAACTCTTACTTCGTCTTTTTTAATATCTTTGACTAATGCATTAATTTTTTTATCATCAGAACTAGCATATATACCATTTATAGTTTGTCTTAAATCTTTTTCAAGTTCTGTAAATTCTACACTTGTTAATGTAGCTTGATATATCTTTTCAGTTATTCTTCTAGTCATAGTATTTGATACATCTTTAAACTGTGTAAATGATTGTCTTTTAAGATTTGTAATTAATGTTAAATCTGCGTTAGTTAACTGTTGGAACTCAATAGGAATATTACCTATTCTTTTAAATGCTTTTTCAATTCTTTTTGCTTGTTTTGTAAAGCCCTCTCTAACAACTGTATCAGACCAAGCTAAGTATTCTTTTTCTAAGATTGCTCTAATCTTTGGTTGCATAGATACTGCAATTTTTAGATCATATAATCTTTCTAAATCGTTTGTTGGTAAAGTTCTACCAGCAAGACTGGTAATTTCTTTTTCTATTTTATCTAAAGTTTTTATTAATGATTCGTAGTATCTTGCTTCAGCAAGTTCAATTTGCCTAATTCTGTATTCTGTAAAATCTTGTACAATATCTGACATTCATTAAACTTCTTCTTCTTCTACTTCCTGATCTTCTTGAACAGGCTCATCTTGAGTAAATTGTCCTGTTTCTGCATTAGAGTCTATTTCATCAAATATTTGTGATAGTTTTTCATCATCATCTACTACTGATCTTGCAATTTCTTTATCAATTTCTTTGTTTAAAGTATTTGATTGTACATTAACTGCTTTTGCTTGTTGATAGAATACTAAATCACTAGCAAAATCTCTTATGTTAAACGAATCAGGGTAATTG